TCTGAGTCTACCCATAGTAGCCATTCATAATCAGTCTTGTCATACCAGTATTCAATTACTGTCTGTCGTTGTCTTGCTATCTGGTTGCCTTGGCTTCGTAGTGAGGCGTTAAATGTAATACCAGACTTAAGTAATACATCTGTAACACCTTGCATAAACTTGCCATCAACCATACCATTATCGCACCAAGCGATTGCTACTGTTTCTTGCATTGTCCCCACCTTTGTTATTTTCTTTTGGCTGCTGCGTTATCTATAAGATTTGGATAAGGTCGTCCAGCCCTTTTAGCCGCAGCCTTAGCCTTAGTCTTCTGTGCTGGAGTAAGCGGTGTTGATTTTTTATTAGGATTCTTTTTATCCCAAAATGCTTTCTTCTTCATTACCACTTAACCTTGTCTGCCCAATATGCGGCACTCATTTTACCTTTAGCAATGTTTGCTCTGTGACGTGCCTTGAATGATTTCTGACGAGCAGTAGGAGTCTTGTCTCCAGTAACTCCTTGTTGACCAAAGCGGATGGTCTTTACTTTGTCTCCAACTTTAGCCACAACAACGTGTGATTTTTCAGGGTGATTAGGGGTGCGCTTAGGTTTATTAAACCCTGACACCCCTGCTCGCTTTAATCTTGGGTCTGACATTATTACTTCTTCTTGCCCATCTTCTTCATTGTCTTTTTGACAACCTTCTTCATTGGCTTACCTGTCTTCTTGGCTTCCATCTTAGCCATTGCCATACCCTTTGGTGTGTATGCAAATTCTTTCATTCCAACTTTTGGCATTATATTTGTCCTATCTCTTTGAGAACTTCTACGGATTTTGTATTTATATCTTTTGCTTTAGGCATAGTCTCTGAGTTATAGGCTTTACCCAAAGTCTCTGATGCTTTGTATGCTTCTTGTATATGTCGCATACTTGTTCCTGCTGGTTGCATACCTTGGTCCCTAGCATCTCTGTAGGCATCAAGTTCTGCTTTCCATTTCTTATCTGGTATATCTCTTGTTGCATCTCCTGCGTTCATCTGCAGCGTTCCCGCTTTACATCCGAAGCAAGTCTCATCGTAGACTGGATGGTATTCCCAGTGTTTCATATTGTCCCCTATTGTGCTGTGAAGTTTGCCTCTGTGACTCCTACGCCACCAGCAATAAGTGCTGCCTTTGTAGTGTCGTCAACTGTATACTCATAACCACCACGATAAGTTTCGGTGTAGTCATCTAATGTTTCGTCTAGTATAAAACGAACCTGAGAATAAGTTCCACCATTCTTGATGATTGTTATTCCCTTGTCGCCTTTGAAAAAGTAGAACAGGCGATGAAGACCAATAGGTGCTTCTTTAACCACTGGTGTCTTGAATGTGTAATTAGCCATAGTTCTCCTTAGTTGACTCAATGTAAACCAGGAGCCGAAGCCCCTGGTCTACCTTCAATCAACTATGCGATTGATGAACCTGATTCGATTCGGTATAGTGCTTCTTCGCGGTAGCGAGCAAAGCCTAGAACGCCATACCAACCCATTGGGCGGTGGCGCATTAAGCGGTCAACTACTGGTCCGATTACTACGTGTGGTTCTTCAGCAACGGCTTCTGCCATTGCTTGTTGTCCAGCAAGGATAGTGCGATAAACGCGTGCTGATGAAGAACCATCTGTTGCGTTGTATAGACGTGGAGATTCTACGAAGTATGCACCTTCGTATTGTCCGATTTCTCCAGCCCAGATGCGGTCTTGTGCAGAACCGTATTGGTTTGGAAGCAACCAACCTGCAGAGCCTGTTTCAGCGCGAAGGTCGTGTGAAACTTCTGGGTGGATACCAGCCCAGTATAGGCTGCCCTTGCGAGCAACTGACTTGTTTGCACGTAACTTCGCAACAGCCTTACGGATGTTTGCAGAAGAGATTGTTGCAGCAGCAGTAATTGTTGCTGTTGATGTTGCAGTTGAACCTGAGTAGATTACATTTGAACCACCGCGAAGAGTAGTCATCGCAACTGAGTCAATAGAATCTGCTAGGTTGAATGCAATAATGTTAGCGATTGCTGGGTCTACATCAGCAAGGCTGAAGAGTTCCAACGCACGAGTAACAAGAACTGAGTTACCATACTCGTTAAGAGTAATGGTTACAGATGTTGGTGTAGACATTGCTACTGCATCTGGGTCAGTTGTTTCTGTTAATGCTGTTGTTGCTGTTGATAGGTCAACATAGCGTTGTAGAACGACTGTTGAACCTGGGATTGCTTGCTTTGCTGGGCGCTTATCTGCGACAGAACGAATTAGGGGTTCTGAACGGAGAGCAAATTCTAGAAGACGGTCATACGCCTTCTGAACTAGACCAGCACCACCAGCGGTTCCTCCGAGATTATCTGAGGCTGTTGATACATATGCCATTGCGTCACCTCCAAGTGACTAGAAACTATGATTAGTTTTGAGCATTAATCATTGCGATGATTTCTTCAGCGCTTTCGGCGTTGTTTAATTTCATCAAATAATCATCTGCTCGGTTTGGTGATAATGCACCTTGTGTCACAATATCTTGTTGCCTTAATGCGGCACGGTCAATATCATTTTCTGCAGGTGCTTCGGGGCTAACATTGAGTCCGAATAAATCTCCGTTATCTTCAAGCCAGTTATTCACTGACTCTTCGCTAACATCATCTATATCTTTCAGAATCAGTCGTATAGCCTTTGGATTAACACCGCGTTTTTCTAGGACTTCTTTGACTGTTCGCTCACGCTGCGACTTGGAAAATCCCTCAAGTTGCTCAGTGAGTTCTTTGATACGCTTTTCATCTGCACGCTTGGCTTTACGTAACTTTTTAAGTAAGTCACTGCCGTCCAATTGCACATCATTGTCGGTATCTAGGTCGTCTTCGTCATCATCCCAGTAGTTGTTGCTCATAGCAACTGTCCACCCTTCTATTCGTTTGAATCGCAAGCCACAGGTCCCAATCGGGGAATCGGTCTGGCTCTTGCTACCAGTCTTCTACGCTGTGTGGGCTGGTTGGTCACACAGGATTCTATTTATTTAGAAACCGCCGCCTGGTCTTTTTAAGGATACCTTTGAAGTTCCAGAACTGCCTCGGTATCTGGCTGCTTCTTCTTCGGCTAGTTGCTCCATCTTACGTATTTGAGATGCATTCTTTCCTATTACGGCTGATTCAAGTTCTGCTTGAGTTAATGCCAATTGTTTGTTAGCAGTTAATTCAGACAGCACATTAACTCTTGGTGCTGCAGCAGCAACTTGTCCAAACTTAGTAAGACCTGTTGCAAGGTCCAATCCTTCAGCAGCATATTGAGTTGCTCTATCCATAGTAACTCCACCTGGATTTAGAACTGGGTCATATGCAAGACCTTGACGCTTGGCTGCGCCAAATATTGTTTGAGATGTAAGTTCCTTTTGAAGTTGAACAAAGCCTTTGTCTCCAGTAAGAATAGCCTTGGCTAGAGATACGCTATCCATATTAGGATAGTTAGTCATTACTGAATCTTTAATATCCTTTGGAAGATTCTGAATCTCATTATAAATTCCACTAATATAGTTTCCAACATCAGTTACTGATAGTCCCTTACCAATAACTCCACCCAAATATTCTTCTGTTGCTATAGAACCAAGACCAGCCTGACGCAATACGTCACCCATTTTTGATTGAGCATTATAGTATTCAGCAATAGTTGGAACACTTACTGCTTGTCCAGCAGACTTCTTATCTTGAAGCGCATAGATTCCTTGGAATCGTTTTGTGAATTCTGTTAGTGATGGGTTGTTTCTAGAGTCTTGAAGAGCAAGATTGAATGATTCATCAATAGTTGAACCAGTCTTGTAATACCTTGAGGTTACATTATAAAGTTCATTAACCCAAGGTTTTGCCATTTCTGCTTGCCCAAAGAATAAAGCAAGAGTTGCTTTGAATGTATCAATAGCAAGTGTTGGTCCAGTTTTTACAGCAGGAATCGTAGGAGTTGTTCCTCCGCCAGTTTCAGTTCCACCAACTCCGCCTGTGCCAGCACCACCGCCACCCGTGCTGGTAGAAATGTAACGCCATTCATTGCCTACGCGTTGAATCATAAAGCCTGGTTTTTCTGGTGGCTTAGGTCCAAGAAGTTGAGTAGTAGTTGTTGCTCTATAATCGCTAAGTGCATCTTGATATTGTTGAGAGTTACCAGATTTTGCTGCAGCATCTAATGCTGCTTTTGCTTCGGCAACAGGGTCTACTTTAGTTGCTTGTGCGGCAGCATTTTGAAAACCTATATCACCTAAAAAGGGACCACCTGTATTTGCGGTAGCAGTTGATTTTTGAAGTTCTTTAATTTGCTTGTCTACTGCTGCTTGTTGCTTTGCTACAGCAGCAATCTGTTTCTTAGTTGCCATACTAGACACCAAATCCCATCGCTCTGGCAAGACCAGTGGCTGCACTACGGGCTGATTCATTTGCCCAAGTAGTCTTTTCCGCTTCTGGACTCATCTTTAACATTGTTGTAAAATCTGCAAGACTCATCATTGGTGCTTTACCTTGTGTTCCGTCAGGACGTAAAGCCTTGTCAACTGCAGGATTGCTTAGGTCAATTGTGTCTGGGTCTATTTCCCACCATTTAGCAACAGCGCTTAGGTAAGGTGTTACTAGGTCACGGACTGTGGCTCCAGGTGTTGAAGCAAGACGGTCTGCTAATAGTGGATAATTCTTTGCAGCCTGTGCTGCATAGTCTGCTTTAATCTTTGCTTCGCTTGTTGCTCCAGAAGCAAGTTGAACAGCGAGTTGATTAACTTCTTTATCACCTAGATAATCAATACCATTGTTACGAAGAACATTCCTTACAGTTGATAGCGAAGTAAATGCCTTGGCTGGAAGAGCCTTTGTATCACCAATATTAACCTTAGCCCACAGCCAGTTCTCAGTAAATGTTTTAGCATTAAAGACGGTAGGAGTGGTAACGGTTTCATACCCACCAGTAGTCAATACCTTTTGAGTTGTTTTAGTTCCCTCTGAAGCAGCCTGGTTAATCTTATTCAAGAAGTCTTGCTTATCAGCCTCAGTTAATTGAGTCATATCAAAGCCAATATCCATCGCAACATTCTTAATTGTTGCTTCTGCAATTACTGGAGTGTATTCAATCTTTGCAGTGGTTGTTACACCAGCAACATTAGGGTTGTTGTTAAGTAGGTCTGCAAGAACCTCAACTGGAGTAGTTTGTCTTCCGCCTTTGTATTCAACAATAGCACCATCTACTATTTTGCTCCATAAAGATTTACGAGCAGAGTCAGTTGGAACTACGTTAGTAGCAAGAAGATACTGGGTAAGGGCTACTTGAGTTTCTTGTGGAAGAAGAGCGTAAGACCTTTTGGCAGTGCTTGACTCAACCTTAACAATATTGCCTTTAGCATCAGTTGACCATAGATAAGTCTTCTCAGCCTTAGAACCCTTTGGAGGAATATTAATGGTTAATGTGGGTGGTGCTGGCGGTTTTTTTGGAGCCATTATTTATTCTCCTTCGACTTCTTTGTATTAATATTTGTTTGTTTTAAGTTATCATTTAGGAAATATCTATCAATAATATTTGCCAATGCTGGGTCCCAATCTTCTCTAGTTTTTTCTAGGTAAGCCAACCAAGCATCTGATACTTTTCCTTTGTAGCCAGATGGAACATCTGCATATAACTTTGCATAAGAATCTCTATATTGAATGAAAGCCTGGGCGTGTGTCCAGAATTGAGTGCTACCAAACTTATCCATATAGGACTTATCGTTTAGAACTACTTGTATTCCAGCGGCTTGAACCGCAGCATTATCTCCAGATGCACTCTTTAGATAGGCTGTGTTCCATTGTGGGCTTGCTTTACCTAGAACCTTTGCATAATTTTTAAGTTCTGCTACAAGTTCAGGAACGCTACGGTAACTAGCATAGTCAGCCTTTTGTGCTGCTATATTATATGTATTCTTTAAGTCGGTATACGCTTTCCAATACTGCGATACTTCTAAATCTCGTTGCATTTTCTCAATAGATTTAACTGGCTTGTTTAATATAGTTCCACCAGGAAGTGTCGTATTAGGGTCGCTTAAGAATTTACCAGCCTGAGAATCAGTTCCATAAGGAATGTCTGCGGTCATAAGACCAACTAAAGAACCACCTGGCTCTAACAGTTCTAACTTCTTAGCCAAATCTTTATGGTCTACCCAGATACGGCTAACTGTTTCTTGACTGCTAGGAGCATAGATAGATTTAGATAAAGACTTAAGTCTTAATACATCCTGGCTAATAGTTCCTTTTGGAAGACGCAGCATTTGGTTGACATCTTGTTCTGCTAGGTCTGCAGCCTCTGTGCGTGACTTACCTTCTGCAACATAGGCATTAGCCTTTGAGTTGAATAGGTCTGAAAATACATTGCCTGGTTTAGTTTCGACATAGGCAGGTGTTCCAATTATAGAA